GTTTGTTTATAATATTCTCTTAATACGCTATTGTCATCGTATTTACTATAATCTTGATTTAACCTAACATAATCTTCAACGCTACCACCAGTTTCTTCCATAAAATCAACTAGTTTTTGTATATTCTCTGGTAGCTCTTTACCTGTTTCTTGAGCTTCAACTATAGCTTCTTTAGTTTCTTCAACTAATTCTTCTGCTTGTTCTTCAACTTGTTCCTCTGTTACTTCTTCAATAACGGGTGTTTCATCTTGAACTTGTTCGGAGACTTCTTCTCCGGCAGGTTTTTCATCTGTTGCTTCGACGTTTTCTTCGAGTACTTTTTCGCTAGTTTCGGATTCGTCGCGTACAGGAACCTCATCTGTGCTTTGCTCTGGAACGGCATCTGTTTCTTTTTTTGGTGGGTTATTTAAATCTACTTTGATGATATTATCATCTTCTTTTTTTTCACTAATATTTACTTTAGTAATATTATCAGTAGTCTTTTCAACTACTTTTTCTTGTTGTTTTTTTGCCATAATATAATATAATAATAATTAATAAATTTTATCTAGGGTCAAACGTACCTAAATCAAAGTCTCCGCTAAGTATATCATTACCTGCAGACTCGAAGTTTTTAGGTGGTTTATCACCTTTTCTTTGATCAATTAACTCACTTTGTTGAGTTGCTTGTATTCTTGTTCTTTCGTCTTTACGATCTTCTTTTTGTTTTTCTTTTTCTTTTTGAGCATCAACCTCTATACCTTTTAACTGCACGTTCATTTGAAACTCTAATTGCATTAACTCTTTTTTATACTCAACTTCTTGAGCTTGCTTTTGCGCTTCTAACTGAGCTTTAATTTGTTCTAATTGAGCTTGCACTTGAGCGTTAGCTTGGTTTTTTTGAACCTCAGCTTGAGCCGCAACTTGCTGCGCTTGAGCATTGGCCTGAGCTTGAGCTTGTATATTCATACGTTGAGCTATTTGATCTCTTTCAAACTTTTGTTTTCTACGTATTTTTAAAAGTTGATTAGCTAGCTTTACGTTTTTAATATCTCGTAAATCAATAGCATCTTCAAGCTCTATGCTTTGTTGAGCTAATGCTTGTTGTATGTTGTTTTCTAACAAGGCTTTTTCTTCTTCATCAGGTGCTAACTCTATAAAAATACCAAAATCATATAAATGTAAGTTAGACATTTCATCTAATGTAGCTACATTATGCGCGCCAATACTTTGTATAAAAGCGTCTTTTGTTGGTGAATATTCTATAATATCAGATATTCTAAGTGATAACTGTTCAGCTGTTTCAGCTGTTAAAAATAAACCTGCTTGTAATATATGTCTTGTTGCTGTGTTGCTATTTGCTGCAGCTAATTTTTGTACACCTACTAAAGCGTTTTTATCTGGCAACGTACCATCTCTAGCTTCATTAAGACCAGTTGTATCTCTTATCATTTGTAAATAGTAGTTGTAATTAGCTATTAAAGCTTGTATTTTATTACCACCACTACCACTTGTTATTTCTTGTATTGGTACTTTACCAGGATTCATGTCACCTTCTGATGTTAAAGATCTACCTATAACACTACCTGTTTGAAAAAACATGTTTAAAGCTTCTTGTGGGTTGTAATTTGTACCGTTGCCTAAATCAACTTCAGCTAAACCATCAGCATCTAAGTAAACACCATCCGGCACCATACGCGCCATAACTTGCTGTAGCTTTAAGTGCGTAAGCTGTATCATATCAGCAAAACCCGTAATACGTCTTACTAAACTTTCAATTTTACCTTTATATAAACGAGGAGCTACAATACTATAATTCATTTTTACTTTATTATAGTCGCTTTTAGGTCTCATCATATTTTTAGACAACTCCCATTTTAACAGTTTATTAGTACCTAGTATTAAAGCACCTTCGTATAAAACCTCTATAGCTCTATGTAATCTTGTAAAATTACCTTCTTTATCTTCTGGTGGATTAAAGCTATCATCTTTTTCAATAGCTTTTTCTGCACCACTACCAGTTTCTTTTACTTTATAAACCTCGTTCATATATGTTTTATAATTAAAATATAAAATCTGAACTTTGTTATTATCTATTTCTTTGTACTGAGTTGAACCTTGATCGTAATTAGTTTGATGGTAGTTTTTGTTTTTAATTATATCTTCTAAATCTTCTTGCTCTAAAAATGGAAACTCTTTTGCTAGTTCATTTACAGGTATTTTTTTAACTTCACCTACATAATATAAATCATCAAAATAAGGCGACTCAGTGTACGAGTAAACTAAATCAGCTGGATCAACGTATTTAATAACAGCACCTTCAGAAGTATTAAAAGAAGTTTTAACAGCACCAATACCAAGAACAGTTAGATCGTAATAAAAACGTTTTTTAATTAACTCATAATTACTACCTTCCATTAAAACCTTTAAAGCTTGCTCTTCTGCTAACTCTACAGCTTGTTTATAAGTTAACTGCATGTGTAATGCTAGCTCTTCTTCAGACTCAGGTAAAGTTTCAGGATCATTTTCAGATATTTGTATACCAAAAGCTTGCTCAGTAAAATCATTTAAATCAGAACTTCTCATATCACCTAATATAGACTCCATATATTGAGTTCTCTTTTCTACACCATAAGGATCTTGAGAATAAGCTTTTATATCATAAGTACGTTCAGCAATACCGTTAACAACTATATCAACAAATTTAGGTATAATAGGTACAGGTTTCCAATCAAGATTTAAATAGCTTAAGTCACCATTTATAGATAACTCATCTTTGTATTTTTGTATTGATTG